AAAGGTTGGTGGGATTCAATGGTTCAGTTAGCTGGTAAACTAATGGGAACCACTGAAGGACAAAGAGTAGAAGAACAAATTACACAATCTGAAGATAGATTAGTTAAGAAACAACAAGTCCAACAAGAAGTTCAAATAGACCCAACTGGTGTTAACGGCCCTGTATCAGATAGTGCAATGTCATGGGAAATGTGGGAAACCAAACAAAAACTTCTTGCAGATAGAGCAGAAGCATTCCCCGAACATGAAAAAATGCGTCAAGAATTTTATAATAAAAAGAATAACAGTGGTAAAGAAATTGCAGAGGTTCAAGCAGAAGAGGTTAGATTATCTAGACTGCAAAATCAAATGTTAGAACACAATATTGTTGCAAGACAAAAATTTGGAATACCACATTTATATTCACCCGAAGAAATTGCAGCTGCTGGTGTTCAAGATACTGGTGGTGCAGTTAAAAATGCAAGACAAGAAGTGTCTGCAAGTGCTGGAACGGGTAATCAAATTGCAATGGCAAGTAATCAAAACATTGTCAATCAAGGAAGAACATACAATAACCTAAACAAACCACAAACTAACAATGACGACTATTCAGTCTATAAGTTTGGTGGTGCAATGGGTATTGATGACGGTGACTTCTAGTCTATTCTTTTACGAATTTATATTTTGAGTTTCTAGGGATAATCTTAGTCTTATCTTTGTGGACTTGGGTATGTCCATGGGTAGGTGTTTCTTTACGAACACTGACATTGGGTTTTGGTTTGCCAAAGATTTTCTCCCAGTTATCTGAGTAAAGTTCTTCGTTTGAGTTCCGTCTTTTGGAACCCTTTCCTCCATGCCATTGTGTCATAATTCATTATAGTAGTGGTGGTTGATAATTCCAGTAAATGTATACTGCAGCTATTACACCTAGTATCCCTATCAATGCAGAGATAACAAATTGTTTGATAATTCTCTTCTCTCTTTTAGTTCTCATCTAATTCTTATATTTCTATAACCAGCTTGTTCAGCTCTTTTCTTATCAAGTTTTTTCTTTCTCTTTAAATCTTGATTCCTTTGATTCCTTAAATCATTCGCTTTGACATGATACTTTCTATCACGACATTCTTGAACAATACCTTTTTTCTCACATGCCTTTTTAAATCTTCTTAGCATTCTGTCGAAAGGTTCGACATTCTTATTCTTTGGGTTAACTCTTGGTTCTACGTATGGCATATTATTTGAAAAACTGTTCTAAGGATTCCTCTCTGTTTTTAATTTTATCTGAACTATATTCTAGTTCTCCTTCTTTACGAAACACTAGGACAAATTCATGAACCTTTGCAGTGTATCTTTTACTTGCACACTTACCTGCTTGTAAGGCTGCAAATATAGTGTCGTTCTTCATTACAATTATATCATGTAATTTGAGACCCGACTTAGTAAACATATTTATGGTATCAGAATGAAACGGAATATACTTCCCGTCTTTTCTCCAATCCCCACAAACCCACACAGCAAAACCGCCTGGCTTTAAAACTCTCTCTATGTTGTTTCCACAAACTTGTATCCTTTCACTAAAGTCTTCATACTTTCGTAGGTCGGATAATTGACCTTCTGCACTTTCGTATCTTTCGATATCACCATAAGGTGGACAAGTCATAACTAGGTTTGCACTCTCATCATCTGTATGAGACATTTCACACCCGTCACTCTCTACAATATCGTAGTATCCGTCAAAGGAATGTCTTCCCATTTCCTCTCTGACTTTACTTACTGTTTCAGAAGATACGTCATAACCAACATAATCTCTTCCTAATGAAGCAGACACAAATGCACGTGTCATTCTTCCAGCAAAAGGGTCAACGATTGTATCACCAACCATAGACCAATAGTGAACTATGTTCTCACATAAACCAGCATGAAACTCACTCATCATTAACCCGTTAGGAAGACGAGGACAAACTCCTCTCTTCTCTTCGTATGCAGTTAAGTATGCATCGTCCCAATTGTTCTTAGACGATTTAGTTGGAGTGATAACTGATTGTGGGTTCCAACCAAACTGGTCAATAACCCTCTCGTTCTCATTCCATGGTAGTATGTTTTTGTAGTATTCACTTTTCATAATATAATCTTAAATAGTGTGAAGTCACCCCACGCCTTACAGCAACCCGTTCTTCACCGACCAATCCGCTTATGCTATTGACCTTTCCCTTACTAAGTATCCCCATGTCCACGACCTTAGTGTTGTAGTCGTCATTTCAAATTATTCATAATGAATTAAACGACTACCCCATGTAGAAACTAACTATCAGAAGCTAGTTTCTTAAAGTAATCCATCGCGTCATCTTCTTCAACTTGTGGAGTAGATTCTGCTGATGCGATTACAGGTTCCTCTGCAACAGTCTCAGTGTTTACATTTGACCAAGGCACTTCGTCTAGGTCTTCAGCAACTGATTCTGCAGTAGCAGTAGATACACTTCCAGTGAGTCCGAGAACTCTATCGAGTTTCTCTTTTAGTTCGTCATAAGACTTGAACTCACTAGGTGCAATTACATCTGATAAAGAATATGTTGAATTATTTATCTCATTCAACCTATTTTCATCATCAAAAAGTGGTGAAGGACTTTCGAACTCTGATTTATCATAGTTCCAGTATCCGTCTACTTTTCTGATTTTGATTTTAAAGTTTGCACCTTCTCCTCTCAAATCAAAAGGATTGATTGGAGCTTCGTCATCAAACGCAGGTGAGATAGCTTCTTTGAGTTGTTCAAAGATTTTTTTACCAAATCTGTATTTGAAGACTTTACCTTCATTGTCGGGATTTTTAGGGTCTGAAACAACATAGACATTTGACACATAATGTAAACGTCTTTTTTGTTTACGTGCAATCTCTTTATTTGCTTCGATACCTGTATTCCACAACGTTGAATTGTATTCAGAGACAGGGTCTTGTTTATTAAGAGTCGTTAAAGACTTCTCAATATACCAACCACCTGGCCCTTGGAACCCGTGGTCAAAGTATGATACCCAAGGCATCTCTTCTCCATCGGGAGTAGGTAAAAAACGAACCACTGCATAACCATTACCAGTTTTATCTAGTTCGGGTTTCCACATAGTGTCGTCTGAGTAGGATTTTTTAGCACCTTCTGTAGGTGAAGCCGTTTCCATGGCTGCTCTTAGTTTATCTAATGATGTTGACATTGTATTCTCCTATTGTATTAACATTTTATTAGCATTGTATATGTCTATTATACACCCTTTCGTATAAGAATACAAGAGGGTTTTTAATCGACATTCGTATTTAGTGTTTCTTAGAATCTACTGACACAACTCAATCAATACCCCTTTATACTTCTTAATGTCTACAGATACAAAGGACTTGTATTTGTTTATCTTATTCTGTATATCGGGATAGACTAAGTTTTCTGAAATCAATCGTTCCCAATCATTAGTATAACCAATGATTTCATCTAAAATACACATCGTCTCGAGGGATATCTTTTTACCTAAGAACTCTTTTAAGAGTATAGGGTGTTGTCCGTTTTTCACTTCTAACACTTTATTGATATTCCTCTTACGAAGTAAATCAGCAACTTCCGTTTCAAAAAGATACGTTAGTTTCTGATTTCTGTTCTTCCAGTCCTTATAGACTTTGACACACTCGTTATCAAGTAAGTCTCCCGCCCATAAGTCTTTCAGAGACAAGTTTGCAATGTAAAAGTCTTGCAATTCTTGTTTGTGGGTTTTGAACAATTTACCAAAATGGTATTTGTCCTTCCGTTTAAGAAATGAGTTTATATCACTTTTGACTTTACCATTATATTTGATAAAGTCATAATCTTTAGAATGGAAATGTAATTTTATTCCAAGATAAAGAGTGTATGCATCATATCCTTCACGACTTGTCATTAAGTTATTATCTTCTTTTCCTTTGGAATTTCGATACCACTTACTGCAGTCAAGTGTGCTTCCGACACTTCTTTATTACACTTAGCAATAAAGACGTATGAACCGAAAATCATTTCAGTTGGATTTACTTCACCTGTCACTGCAACACCTTTAGAGAAACCCATTCCTCCTTCGGGTGTGTTGACAATCATTTTGGGGTTTGCAAGTGTCACTGGTTTACTAGAAACCAACTCACCAACATACTCACCACTTGTAGCAACTACTGCTACTATATCACCTTTTTTCATAATAACTCCTATTAGTCTGAAAAGAAACTGGATATTGTTCCTTTAGGATTCTTACCTCTATTAATTAAATTGAGACCAGCTGCTTCTGCTTCTAGTTTCTCTTTAAGAGGTTGAGACAATAACCTCTTTGCAGACTCGGGTTCTACATTGTTTAGTTCACAAACTTTTACAATTGCAGACATGATATCTGCACCCCTTCCTCTGACTATTAAACGTTCTACTTGTTCTGAAAATTCTTTACGGGTAATCATATTAAAACCTTGTGTTGTATCTGTTATCGGGGTCTACTTCGTCTGCAATTAAAGGCAGTCCAAAGAAGTGTTCACAATCCCATGAGTCATAGTTGTTTTCAAATAACCA